TTAGTTGTTCAAACAAGTGGGACCACCTCTGTTAATTACTGTATCAAACTCAGGGATCATTGATGCATTAATAAAATCAGGTGTAGATAAATCCTCTGAAAAAATAGGTGCATCAGGAATATTAATATTTAACCCTGTAAACTCAGGACTAATCATTTCCCTAGGCTGCTGAATATCTAGATCAATGACAGGAGGTACTGGACGCTCAATATTCAATTCAGGAGCTTTCAAGCCATCTAATGGTTCAAAACCTGACTCACTAGGTTTAGCTAAATTGGAAGGTGGGGTAATTTCCGCAACAGAAATTTCAGTAAGATTACCCAAAGCTTCTGATACATCATTTGCATAAGTATTTACTTTTCGCTCAAAATAATCGAGTTTTTCAGTGACTTCTTTCGTCACAATATCAATCTGAGGAACTGTAACTGTCATTTTAAACTCTCCGTTTGGTAGCAGATATATCAATATTTAAATCATTGATATAACCATGTTCACCAGATATTTTGATTTCAAATGCAAAGTGACGACCACGTAAACCACGCCCAAATAAAACACGTCCATTGGTCAAGTAGTCGGCATTTTCTGTGGGTAATAAATAATAGAAGGTCTGCGTTGTGCCACTTTGCGTAGTGCTTACACCAACTTCCAACCTTTTGGAATTTCCAGATAATTCATATTCAAGATAAGCACCCAATGGATGAACTAACTGTCCTTGGCCTAAATCTAATTGTCCTGTTACCAATTTTGCTTCGATTAGTTCATTGGCATCCAGTTGATGCACACCATCTTCAGCAACACCATAGAGCACGCCATTAATTACAGCCAATTCACTAAAACCATAATCTTGGTAACGGCTCATTGCCCATGTATCAACATTTGCTGTCCATGCATAGCCATATTGTTTTTCTTTTGCATGATCATCTTCAACAAAAATAAGGTCGTTAATTAATTGCTTGGCAAAATTTTTCCCTTGATTGAAATCAAATGCCGTTACTGTTTCATTAATTTTTTCTTGTGATTTGCGCTGTTGCTTTGACAATTCATTAATATTGATCGTATCAATGACACGTTGTTTTGCTTTTATACGCTGACGATATTGTTCTGAGTAAGTCACATGATCCACAATAAAATCAGAATATCGAGTGATACAACTGTCTTGTGCCCTCAATACATCCGTAACCATTGATCGTGCTATTTTTTTAAGCCTGTAATTTTCTTGATAAATAATGCGCTCGTTAGTAAAAGCTCGTAATTTAGACTTTAAAGAAACATCTAAAATATCAAGTACATCAGTCATTGAATCTTTAAAACGAACAGTTGCCTTAAAGTCCTCTTTGACTTTTAAAGCTTCATTTAATTTAGACAGACTATATTTTTTAGTGTTGAGGTTTTCAGCAATTAACAATCGCTCAATACTTATATTTCGTTGCTTATCTTTTTGTACTGTTGTAGAGCTGATATTATCTTGAATCAATGATTTTGCACGGAGGCGGTTTTTAAAATCATCAGAAACGATAATTTGATCATGGATAAAATCTACATGACGTTTACGACCAGTGAAATGATCAATTACCTTGATTTCATCTTTGACTGGAAAAATGGCAGAATCAACTAATTCATCTGTAATTGAAACAACATCACCAGAAAACACAGCAAGCCGATATAGAGAATCCTCTTTAATTCTAATGAGTTCTTCTGTGACTGCTTTGGACTTACCTATCGTATTATTGGAATATGCAATTGTTTCCTGAATATCATCACGATACAAGGTCATTCGTTAATTACTCCAATAAAATGATATGCGGACTTATCTTCAACCAAACTGCAATAGCCCCATTTAAATCGACGATTGTTTTGATCAGATTCAGATATATTGGCATATTCACTATCTCCAAATACAACCTTACAGGCATCTCTATAAAAGACACCAACATATAAATCGGGTGATGGTAAAAAATAGGTGGTTGCAGGAATTACATCTATTTTCCTAGGCACATCATCAATTGTTATATAGATATTCCCTGTGGTTTTACCATCTTCTCGCCAACTTTTTGAATAGGTTTGCACCTTTGGGGCACCGCCACCACCAGAATGTTGCCAAGTATGCTTATCTGGATGTACAAGCCAAGTGATGTCATATGGCAACCCACCCAGCCAATCTCCTTGATCAGCAAAATCAGAACAACCACCTGGATAATAGTTGTAACCCATTACCCATACAGGATTACCATTTTTAGGATATGGTTCTGCTTTAGAAGCTGTATACATATTGCCTTCAACTGAGCCACCAACCCATGCCCAGACAAAATCATAAGTAAAATATCGGTACGAATTTGGATCACGCACAGAATGTAGACTTAGCCCTTCAGTTTTATAAATACCTGATACATATTCAGAAACGGCATACAAAGATGCATTTCTACATAGAAAGGGAATACATACTGCAATATTTATTGAATGATCTTCAGTTTTCGTTGACTCACTTTTGTGAGTGAAATAACGGTTTCTCCAAATTGAACCTACTTGAGAAAAGAAATCATCAAAAGAAAATACAGGCTTGGAGTCAAAACCACGATCTTCACCTTTGATTTTTGTCACTGTTTGAGTTGGTGCAAATTCATTACGACGATCAAAGTCAGTGGTGTAGAAATTTCCCCATACTGATATTTGCCCTTCATACACTGTTTCAGTCCATGATCCTACAGTCATACATTCTTCAAAGTCATTTTCTACATCTAAGGTATATTTTCTTTGATCAAGGAAATATTTGACTACTTTAAGGCTATCCCCAATATAATATCCATACATAATCGTGTCACAACGAACGATGTATCCTGATGGAATTTTAGATTTATCCAAAACAGAAAAATCAAATGAGATACAGCCCTGTAATTCTACTGAAGGAAATTTAATCTCTGCACCAGATGGAAATAAATAACCTTGCCCGACCCGACTAACATTGCCAGATAAAACAGCAATTGGATCAAGTTCTAAGTTATCCCAATAATCAACATCTACTGATGTAACGCTTGTAGTTAAAGCTTGTTTATATAAATCTTCTTGTGAAATACGACGTAATTTGTACAAAATTGCATTAGATTTTTCATCCTTGCCTAGTAGTGCGAATAATTTACTAAGATAGTTAGAAATTGTTGTGCGATATTCTTCTTTAACTTCAATCGCTTTTAACCATCCGTTATCTTTTGCATTACTAAAACTAAGTTTCAACTTGTAGGCTTTACCGACAGCTACTCCATCTTCATCATAGTTATAACAAGTATTAAAACCTTCGGTTCCACTAAGATTAAAACTCCACCCACATGCCATGCTGTATGCAATATTTGAATAAAAATCATTGGTGTCAGATACTTTAATGATTACTCCTGCTCTACGCCAAGATTCAAACCCACTGCCTTTAGGAAATGATTCACCACTTGGCATACCACCAAACCGATCAAGTATGTTTAGAATTTCTTGATCCCCAACTTTTTCAATATATTCTCTAAAAGCACTTGTTGTTGTTGTTGGAATTAATGGCAAAGGCATTGCATAAATTCCACTTGAGCCAATACGAGTCAACCAAGGTTTATTTGAGTTATCAAAGGTTATCCCGTGTGTTTGATTAAACTTATAATTATACTGAAACTCACCATCTATTGATGGAATGCCAATGTATCCTGGTAAACGAACACCATAAAGTTCTTCTGAGATTCGATCTATGTATTCGGGTGGTATATTAAACTGTTTCCGATCATAAGTTTTATCAGGTAAATCCTGAAAATTGAGTTTCCCATATCCACCTACAATTTGCATAACTTCAGCCATAGCACCGCTATACCATGTTGGACGTTGCTGACTGTATTGCGTTGTGACAATATCGCTGATCAATGCAGATTTTGGATAAAATTCAGGAACAACAGACATGTTCGGTTCAATAGTAAAGCGTTGTAACTTTAAATCTTTATTAGGTATATCATTATTTTTATAATCACTTAAACGCTGACGACATTGTTCAGTCAGTTTTATACCTACACCTTCATTTTGCAAGACTCTAGCTTTAGTGATTACACCACTAAAAAGCATAGGGACATACAATTTTGCTAATCCATCATTTTCAAATGCATATGGATCAAGTTCTTTATGGGCTATGGCTTTAAGAATACCAGCCATGTCTTGCAAAATAACATAACCACCATCAGGCAAATCTCTAACTTGTCTGATGCTATCTAAATTTGATAAGGCTTTTTGATTACTTAACTTTTTAAGCTGGTGGTCAATGAATAAACGATCTTGTTCAGATAGCTTTCCATTGACCACCAAAAGCCCATAAGGACGTGGACTATGCATCTTTACGCTGCTGTAAAGCTCAAACGATAACCAATTTCATATTCATCACCATCTTGGAATACACGTGCTGCTGTGTATTTTGATGCTGAAATTAAGGTACCAGTTGTGCCACCTTTTGTACTATTTGTCAGCATTGCAGCACCAGTTACAGTAAGCTGTGATGTTGTAGCAATAGTCACTTTAGCGACAGCATTAAAGTTATCAATTGAATTGGTTGATGTATTTTGCGGTGTCCATTGTGGACGTGTTGCAGATGTATAACCTTCAGTCATACTTACAATTTCAGCTGCAACAGATGCAAAGTTTGCTGCCGTCCAATTGGCTGCTGGTGCTGTTGCACCACTGAATAATGCAAGATAATAACCTGCTGGTTTCGCAGTTGTCCCCATTGCCACATTAAGTAAATGCGCAAGACCTTCATTGACCACTAGGTTGTGAGTTGTTTGCCACTCACCACCATTAATACGGTCAAAATATTCACCTTGCGCCAGAATACCCTGCTTTGGGAAATAGATGCCTTGCTCAGTCATCTGGTAATTTTCAGCTTTTAAATCATTTTCCAAGTCTTTCGTGTTCATCATCAGGTACCATGTAAGTAAACAATGACAT